TCCCTTCTCTTTTCCGAGGACGAAAGCCGCGCTTCCGGTCACTGTCCAGGTGGCCGATTTCGGTCTTTGGTTTGCATATTCGAGAGGTTAACATTAATTAGTACAAGTCTATTAAAAATGGCGATTAGAAATTCTAACCGCCATTTATTTTACGCTTTTACAATCGCAGCGTCAAATCCTGCCGATTTCAATTTTTCCTGCAAGGCAATAGCATTTGCTTTATTGCGATACGCTCCGACCTGTACACGATAAATAGAATCTTTATCACCTACACTTGTCTCTGATCCAGAAGTTGCAGCATCGTCATCAGATGTGTTATTGGATGGTTCAATGTACTGCTGTCCGGTAATTCCGTAAACAATTGCACTTGCCATGCTCTTAAAGTCATACAGTGCTACATCGTCTTTATCATCCACGAAGCAACATTCAATCAGCATCGCAGGTGCTTTTGTGTGATTGAGCACGTAAAGCTTTTTGTTAATCTTCACACCACGATTTTTAAATCCAAGTGCTGCAATTGCTTTCACAATTTTCTCTGCAAATGGTTTTGCTTTGCTATTATCACTATAAATATATGCTTCTACACCTGTTGTCCGTCCGTTTCCAGACATATCCTTCGCACCTGCATTAAAGTGGATAGATACATCAAGATCAGCCGCATGAGAATTGCATTTTCCTACGATGTTACAAAGCACGTTATTTGCACTTGTGCCATTGTCAACCGTACAGTCATACACGGTATGCCCAAGACCTTTTAACTGTCTGATAACCTCATTTTTAACATTTCTTGCTTCTGTTGATTCCCGGATGATTCCGATAGCTCCACATGCTACTTTTCCGTCCGGGTTGTGTCCTGCATGTACGTTAATAACCATTCTTTTATTCCTCCTTCTTTTCAATATACTGCTTAAATAACTGGTGCAGTCCTGTGCTTGCTAAACCGCTGAATAAGCCACTTAATAAGATAGATGCTGTGATTGTCCATCCGTTGATCCAAATGGCTAAAAGCACACCTAATACCGCACAAATGGTAGGGATGTATTTATTATCCACATCCTTAATCCACTTCTTTACGACATAGCCTACACAAAGGCAAATGCCTACGATCACAGGCACCATAAATTCTGTTAAAAATCCCAAATCTGTCATGTTTAAATCCTCTCTTTCTGCTTCAAATGAAGCTCTTCAATTTCGTGTTTCATCTTTGTGACCATTCCATTGCCGCCCAACGCATGATAGGCCTCGTACATTTCCATAAAATTCTGATAGGCATAGGATGGAATACCTTTGAGAGCCATGTATTTATTATGGTACTCAATCAGTTGCACACGAAGCAAAAGCATTGTTCCTCTGCTATTCGCATCTCTGTCGGACTTCTGATTTTTCAAAAGCCACACTATGTATCCCATAAATGCTGTCAGAACGATAGGCAAAGCAATCGTGTATGTTTCTTTTAACATCTCCATTGGACCATCTTCCTTTCTTTTGTATAATTCAATTATAATATTTCAGAATAATTTTTTTGTTCCATTTTACTTCGCATAACCAGAGTTAAAATGCTGCAAAAATAGCATAAGAACTAGTGGTGTATGTGCCATTCTCAATTTTAATTGTTTGTCCTGTTTTTAATGGTACAGTTTTATCTACAATCATAAGACCAGCATTATCACCATTATTAGTGTAAGGATTAAAAATGTGTACATTATTAATATATATTTTTGTATTTTGACCACTTCCGTGTGCATATGCAGACACGTTTACAAAGCAATCTCTTGTTGCTGTATAAGTTACTGTTGCACCAGCGGCGATGGTTGTATAACTTTTTAAAATTGTGCTAACGTCAATAAACGATTTCACATGGTCAAGAGCACTTACTGAACTGGCACCTCCTTCTCCAGCTGCAAAGTATTTATATAAAGTACTGTTTTCTGCTGATACAGTTCTCTGTTGTACAATACCCCAAACAGTCCTTCCGGCTACTAATGCAGTCGAATCCGTGGACAAAGTACCCGTAAACCAATCTGCGTTTGAGGCAACTACATCAAAATCAACTGTAGTTGCAGGAGATAATTGTCCCAGCAGATAATTTTTATTTATATAATCGCAGACAGTTTTTGCATCAGCCGCAAGGTTTGGCAGGACTAATCTAAGATACGTTTTCTTCGAATCATTTAAGTTAGTTAAACTCTGGTTTACCTCCGTAAAGCCTGCTTCGATTCTATCCTCCAGATCATTCATATTGGCAGCATTAAAAGCATCACCTTCCTGTGAGATTGTTCCCTCATCCCTTGCAACTGTCACAAGCTCTGTGCTTCCATCTTCATTCGTAAGCAGTCGTCGGTTGATGTACTCTGCAATTCGATTTTTCCATGTTTTCTTTGTAAATCCCATAACATATCCTCTCTTCCTATAATAATAGTCCGGTATCATCTCCGGCATATATCTCTGATCCACAGTAATAATTGAAGTTGTTAAGTAAAATGCCATACACATCATCCAATATTTTTTCAATATCATTCATCTTCTGGTATGTATTGACTGGCATACTCGGTGTCTTAGGCGTGTCTCCATGAATCATGTACGCATTTCTGATAACCTCTGTGTTATTTATGACTGATATTAAAAATGTCTCATTCGGATGTTCTGGAACGTCTGCAACCGTAAGATTAAGTTCCAGAACATCTGATAATAACTTTGTGTTATTCTGGATTCTCTGCATATCTGACCGATTCAGTGCGCCTTTCATCCCGGCAAGCCATTCTGTTTTTTCGTCTGCGCTAAATCTTTCCCATCCCTTCTGCAGTAACTCCAACACACGATCAACATCACTCTGTGACCGGTCCGTCACTGTCTGCATCCACACCAGCATAAGCAACCACCTCACTTTTCAGACGTTCATTTTCTTCTTTTAAAGCTTTGTTTTCCTTTGTGAGCTTCAGATTTTCTTTTCTAATCTCGTCATAATAAGGATTAATTGGATTGTAATTCATCAGATCAGCACATCTCCTCCCGTATATAATTCAGTTCCGGCAAACACATCCTCGGTAACGACAATTGAGTATCCCATGCATGTTGCAGTTGCGATAAATCCACCTGTCAAATCAAGCGTCTGGCTCTCAATCAATGTTGTCGATGTCTTTCCACCAATCGAATTTATATTTGCCCAATTTCCTACCTGCTCTAAGTCAACCAGGTACTTCATTTCAACCTTTTTTCTCAAGGCATGATAACCTAAAAGATAATCGGCGATATCGGGTAATATATCAGCATTATAAATGGTACATCCACTGTATTTCTTTATATTTTCTGTTTCCCCAGCTTCGATTTTATCTACACTCTTTTCGTAGGAAAAAGTCGTGTTTGCATATTTAATACCTGTAATCTGGCACTGTCCGGCAGCCGTCATATTAATGATGAGATAATTTGTTTTTACTTCTTTCAGCGTTCCGGCACTTGCCGTGATGGACGATGGAAGATATGGGCTAGAAAAAGTGATCTTTGTATCTCCGGCCGGCAATGTTTTCTTATAAATATCAGATGTTTTTTCTTCCAATGCATAGTTTTTCATCTCAATATTCACACCAGAGATATATTTTTCAAGAGATACTTTCGTATTTCCATTAAATTTGCGATCCGTCCCGACAGTGGATTTCACATATCTGTCTGGCTTATAAACCTTGATGGTATCGCTCCGGCTGTCATCTGCAACCGCACCACACGCAAAGCATACCTGTTGCAATGCCTTACGGCACGTCTGGATGGATAAATAGCCACTTAAAAGTGTGTTGCCTACTTCTTCATCAATCGTATATTTTTTAATACCGGCAGTGGCAAATATCGCATTCAGTATCACTTCTGCGCGGACATTGTTATATATCTGTCCTTCATAAAATGTATACTTATCTAATAAACCAACTTCATCAACCAGCTTAAATTTTGCAATATTCTTTGAAAAAGAAAAGTCGTTGATGAAGAATGCTCCCATAGGAATCATGTTTCCGTTAATAAACTCTGACAATGTGACTTCCTGCGTTTTCTGCACACTCTTCCACGCTCCATTTTCGTTTTCTGCATCAAAATCATTATTCATATCAACAATTGAAATATCCGCTTCGTTGATAGACAATGTTGCAGAGGTCACATCAATGTCCTCCTGCACCTTGGCAGTCTGGATCATATCCTTATCCCACACGATATATTTTCCGTATAAAATGTACTGAAGCTTAATATATCTCTTTGGAAAGCTTGTTCTTACAAATTCAATCTCGATTTTTCCATAATTCTGCACCTGATTATTGCAAACATAAATAAGGCTGTCCGGGTAAAATGTTTCTGTGATTAATTTTGTACCGGCGATTGTATACCATGTGATTTTCAACTCTGCTGGTGGCTCATCTTCAAAATAAAGTGTGATCGCTGCGGACGTTGAAGGAGCAGACTGATCTGCTCTTGGAACGTGACTGTAATCTTAGGATCTGTTTCAAAAGTACAATCTTCCTTCGATAACGCATCATTCCAAAATGCAATGTCTTTCGGATTTTCCGTCAATACGCTTTTACTTCCATCTAGCACAAATTGGTTCAGTTCAAAAGTCCCATAACTTTTCTGTTCCGTCTGGTCTGCAAACAACTCAACTGAACCTATGCCCTGGTTATCATCTGTCGTAACCGTGGCATCTGATAATGCGGTAACATCTATAAATTTCATTTCTGCCCTGCAATATGTTCTCATAAATGCCCCCTTACGGTGTCTTAAATGGTTTTTTACTCGTCATTTTCCAAGACAAGCCTTTATATTTCGCTCCGTTGTCAAATACCTTTTCTACTTCATCTTTAATTGATGAAAAATACCCATAGAAATCAAACTGCTTGCTTGCATCCGGTAAAGATACATGATGGAATCTGTTTTCACAATCTGTTATATGATCCATCAGTTTATCATAAAGTCCCGAATCGGCTATTGTGCCAATTGAAATTGTATAGTTCTTATAGATTCCTATACTCTCAATATGAATATCTCCGTCCTCTGTTCTATCTGCATACTTTTCCAAGAAATCCAAAGTCCTTTGAATAGAAACCATAGGGATATTATATGTAATTCCATCAATGATAAGTCCTTGTGTATACTTATGTACCATCTTATCCCTCCGCTATCCCAAGTCTTATTTCTTCATCCTGCAAATATGGCAGATTGATTCTTGCGAACTCTTTACCATCCACCGCCAGTACTACTGTCTTTGCACCGCTGTAGTCCGGCATTTTGCTTGCAAGCTTCGATGCAAGGTCATCCATCCAGCCGGTGTTATTTTCAAGCGGCAGGACAGCTTCTTTTCCGGCTTCTCCGATTTCCGCGAGTGTCATTCCGGTTGTTACGCCACCGTTGGCAAGACGAGGCAGATTTACAGTAGGAATTGTCGGAATACTTGGATGCCATGATCCGCCACCCAAAAAATCAGGTAAATCAAATCCAATGCTGTTAAAGCCAGAAATTAATGAATTGATACCATTAATAACACGGTTTACCATATTTTCAAACATCTGGATAACACTGTTCACAAAATCTTTTACCGATTTTTCTGTCTGGCGTAATGCTTTGTCTGTGTCTTTCGTAAGTAATGCATGAATTGCGGCGAATACAAGTTTTACCCCTGCCAGCAAAAAATTGATCAGATCTAAAATAAAATCGACGCTGTCTTTTATATTCTGGCTCAGGTTTTTAATAATCGGCAGAATTACCGGAAGCACATTTTCAATAATCCATGCAATAATCGGCTGTAAAATATTTGTCCATAAATCGTTCAGTATGTCTATTACGATTCCCATTATTTCGAAAATATTATCAAACACAGGCTTTAAATGATTTTCATAGGTATCCTCAAACATTAACGCCAGATTCTGTAAAATAGGCTGCACATAAGTGTTCCAGAATTCAAGAAATTTTGCTATTAATTCTGACATTCCATTTTTTACATTTTCGATAAACGGATGAATATGTTCATCGTACAATTCTGTGATTTTATCGGTCACATGCTGTACACCGTCTGATATAGTCGTTGTTAAATCCGCAATCACACCAAGAAGTCCATCTAACGCATCTTTTAAAGCATCCTGATTTTCTACAAAAGGTGTCACGATGCAATCGATAATATCTTTTCCAAATTTTGCCGCATTCTCCGTAACCATCATGAATGCATCCGAAAAAATCTGAATCAGGTTTGCTGTGATCTGCTGTCCGTTTTCATCCCCGAATACAGAAAATACATTTGCGAATGCATCTGCTCCCTGTGATGCCAGCACTGAAATATCAGATGCTATATCAAACATGTCGATAATATAATTTTTTATATTTTCAGAATTACTTTCAAGATAAATAGATATCCCACCAAGAAGATTTTCTGCTATGGTAGCACCTATGCTTACTACAGATGCCGAAATGCTTCCAAGTGACCTTGAAAAAGTCATAGCAAAATTGTCAACAGATGCAGAAACTTCACTATCTGAAAAAATATTTAAAAATGAATTCTTTATGCTTTCTATACTGGATTTAATATTATCAAATTGTAAAGAAACATCTAAATTGCTCCAGGTTTCATCCCATCCATTTTTTATAGAAACTTTTAATTTTTTTAAATAATCTATAAATGGCTGGATTTTATCTGATAATTCTTTTCCAGTAGGGACTTCTTCATATAAATCAGATCCGCCACTACCAGATCCACCGCTACCGCTTCCAGAATCATTTTTCTGTAATACATTCAAGTCATCAAAAGCCGCCAATGCTCCAGCTGCTTTTTTGGCAGAACCGGATGTTTTATCAAGAGATGCCGCATAGTCAACCTGCTGCTTCTTTGCCTTTGTCCAAGTGCTTTTTCCACTTATAGCTGCAATAAATCTATTCATAGCATTAATGGCATTTGTAAGCCATGTACATAAAGTTACGATTGCTGGTGTCAATGCAGATATGATAGGCGCTGTCAATGCTCCAATAGAATTTTTCAATGTAGCCGAAGCACTTGCCATTTCAGACATTTTTCCATTAAATTCAGAAGAATACTTTGCCATGTTCTGTATACCTTCTGTAAATGCCTTGGATATGGTCTGAGATACTTTCATAACCGCACCGAATATTGCAAAACTAACTACTGTCTGCTTTATTCGTTTTGTCATGTCAGATATTAAGCCAGAAGATTTTTTTGCTGCTTTTCCTACTTTTTCAATGTTTTTCGCTCCAGAACCAATAGATTTCTCATTGGAAACTGTTTCTCTCATCTTCTGATTAAGAACCTCTTGTTTGCTCTGTACATCAAGAAGCTTTTCAGATACTTTGCTATATTCTTCTGTAGTTGTAGGATCTATAAAAGCAGTTCCGGAAGATTCCATTGATGCAAGCTCACCTTTTGCATATTTAATTGAGTTTGTTAATTCCTCAACATCGTATTGCATTCTTTTAAAGGTTGTGCTTTTACTGCTTCCACCTGTTTCTAAGAATTTATCCATTCTGGCAAGAAGTTTATCAAGAGAAGCAGTATCTTTTTCTATCTGCATCTGCACAGCCTTATATTCCTCTGTTGGAATCTTCTGACTTGCCAGCTCTTTCAGTGTCTTGGATAACTTATCAGCTTCTCTTGCAAGCTTCTGAAACTGTGATTCCATCTGCATGAGCTTACTTGATGCTTCTCCATTTTCAATCAACGTTTTTATTCTGATTTCGCCATCATATTCAGCCATGCTAAAACCCTCATTTCTTAAACTGTTTCAATGCTTCCTGTTCTGTTTCTTTCTGCTTTCTTATTTCTTCCATCATGCGATCATAATCGTCTATCTTTTCTTTTTCTTCGCTGGTATACTCTTTTTCTGGCTGTTCCAAAGCATATTTATTCTGTGCGTTTCTGATTGCATCTTTTTCCTTGGAACTCATGTTCTTTTCAATCTTCTTCTGTCGAATCTCAATTACGACCATGAGAGAAGATAATCTTCTTGGCATATTCCAGATCAAGCCATTAAATTTCCACCAGTGCATATCTGCTACGGACAAATCAATACCGTATATCTGCAAAAAATCTGCGTATATTCTCCATTGATCTACATCATAGTCAATAAAACGCTTTGTATTTTTACTACTGCCGGTATTGTCGTGATACCATCCGTTTAAATACCAGGAAATACATTCATTTAACTCATTGTACTGTGGATGGTCTCTAAGTTCTCCGTATTCATCAGAGAACATAAGATAAAGAATAGAAGTTGTTTTCTCGTACTCATTCATTTCTTTGTCATATTGCAAAATATAAATCTGCATACCTATGCGGAAATCGGTATTTACTTTGTATCCGTTCCATTCAGTAGGCAAATTGTCCAGCATGACATTGTTCATTATTTTGCCCCACGTCTTTTAATATTGTATTTGTTCTGCACCTGTTCAAAACGTTTATTGAAAAGCTTATTCATAACAGGGATAACCTGCTCTACAAACTCCACGATTGCAAGTTCATCCGGGACAATATCTCCGTAAATCTGTTTCATGGCATCTTCGCCAAACAACCCATCTATACTTTCCGTAATCAGATTAAGATATTTCACACGAATGCTGTTAAGCTCTAATGCTGCATTCACATTAATATCATCCACATTCATATCGTCTTTGTGGTTATTTCTCCATTCGGCGGCTTCTTTTTCACAGTTTTGAGATATATTATTTAATTTATCAATTACACCTGCAAACTTCTTAGCTGTGTCTGCATTCGCTGTATCTACTGTTATAACTGTAATAAGATCTCCGTCTTCGTCTTTTATTGCAATTTTTTTTATGCCACTGCTTAATTTAATTTCTTCCATTTTTAACATCCTTTCCTAATGTGGGACACCAAGGAAAGGTAGGCATCCCACATATGCTAATTTATAATTAACACCTATGCAATTGGGTAATCTTCATCCAAAGCCAAAGCGCTTACTTTAGGCGCCCATGAGAATGATCCATCACCAGCAATAGTGATTGTTCCCTGTTCTACATCTCCATTTCCATTAATCTGGATTGTAGACTTTAAGATATCACCACCTGATCCACCAGTGCTTGATGCACATACAGTTACCGGGATACGAATACAATCTCCCGATCCGCTTGTAATATCAGCTTTAAAGAAGCGATAATAATATGTCTCACACTGATCTCCTGTTGGAAGCTTTTTGAAAATGTCGTTAAACACTGTCTGCATTTCATCTGACAAATGTTCTCTTTCCGGGGACATTGAAAATGCATACCCTTTTACAGAGTTGCTTGCATTTTTCATGTTTACGTACTGTGTGCTTTCTGTGTTAGGTCCCCAGTCTTCTGTAAGCTCTGTGAAACCGTCACCCATTTCAGCAAGCTTTTCAGTCGATCCACCCATAAGGCTTCCAATATCCAAAAGTGAAACCATGTTAGTTCTGTCTTTTGCCATGAGTATTCCTCCTATTTTTTATAAAAATATTTAAGCTGCATATTAATTGCTAATTCTGTTGTTTTTCCATCTGCTGTACCACAAAATACATCCGATGTGCGGTTGATTTGTTCTACAACAAAATTTTTATCTTTTAACGTAAATTCTCCACTTTCAAGGAACTTTGCAATATTTTCAAGCAGATTGCTTGCTGCAATATTATCCTTGTTTGTTGTTGGATTGCTTTTGTATACGATCTGGAACGTCATTTGTCCGACATAAGAACCGCTGACATATTTTTTCAAATAAACAGGGTCTTGTGCCGGAAAAACTCCAATAGACTGAGTATCTTTTATGCTGTTCCATAAGATTGTTGAATTTGATGGTTTGAAACCGGGCGGAAAATCTGGATAACTATTTATCATATCAAGAATAGCTCTTTGTGCCGTTTCTGCATCTGATACAAGCATTATTTTTGGCTTTTCATCCAAATCATTTACCTCCAATCTCAAACCTTGGTATAAGGCTGTAAACACCGATAGTATTCACTTTGTAGCAATTCCCTTTTTCATTTACCATGTACTGGAAGAATTTACCCGGATAATCATCTGAATTAATTAATCCAACCGGCAATTCCCTATCAATGAGAAGTTCATCTTTTTTTGCAATCACTACAAAGTCAAAATCATTACTTCTCAAAGTGAAATGCTTTAGCTTTTCTTCTTCGCTCATGTTCTCCCAGTCTGGCGGATTAGCATAATTCAATGCGCCATTGTTCGGGATTTTTACAAGAAAACTATCTGCATCTTTCATTCCAGATTTGCTTATGTTCTCTGCCTGTGTAAGCTCTATTCTTACATTTTCAAATAGAGTACCGAAATAATATTCAGTTTCTAAAGTGTCGTTGTAATGCCTGTTATATAAAACCACGGCATCTTTATATCCGATTCCCATAAGCTAAACTCCCATGTACAAAAGGTTTTCATGCCTTGAATCAACCATTCCGGTTAGGTAATTTGATGCAATATCGTAGCACTTACTATTAAGTGCCATTTCTGATTTTGCAAGCTCTACCAATGTCGAAGAAGATGCTCCGGTATCATAAGATACTGATTCGCTTCCAGAAGTCATGCTCTTAATCATTTTCCCTTTTACAGTTCCGTCCGTATTTGCAATAACACCAAAGTTATTAACTGCCGCAGAGTACTCAGATAAATTCTTTAGCAATTCAGCTATTTCGCAGGTGCAATCTTTGATATTATCCCACCATGCATCTTCTGATTCTGGCTGAGAATAAAACAAAATCCTGTTTGATGTGATTGCATTGATTCTTCTTTCTGCTTTTCTTTCATATGGAGCAAAGTCTTCTTTGCTTTCGAACAAACTTCCACCATATTTAGTTTGGTAATATTCAAAATCTACATATGACATTGCTCCACACTCCTTATTGCTGTGATAAGATTTCGCTGATAATATCAGCTTTCTTTGTTGCGGTCAGTGAATACCCTTTACTCTCTGCCAGTGCCTTAATTTCTGCAACTGTAAGAGAGTTTAAGTATTCTTCCGTGAGTTCCCCACTAGCATTTACCGCCTGTGTAGTGGGAACTATTCCCCCGGTGTAATTGAAACGTTAGCTACTGCATCAATGTACTCTGCGAAAAGTACAAATCCTAACAGTGCATAATTTACGCTGGTTGCGCGATCGTAATCGCCTTTTACCTTAAATCCGATAAGATTTGTTTCTCCGCTGACAGTGTAAGAAAGACCGGCTTTCTCAAAATCTCCGTCAGATGGATCTACATAATAAGCAACGATGTTGTTTACAGGTGTTGCCAGAATTTTTCCTGCTGGGATTTCGTTGTCAGAGCAAAGGAACATAATGTCTGCTCCGAGGAATCCCTTGATATAGGTAAGTCCAAAGGCTGTCTGCAAAGTGATGTTTGAATCTCCAAGATAATCATAGAAATCCATGATATTTGCAAACACTGCAACTCCTGTAGCAGTTTTGTGCATTGACTTGAACTTATTCTTGACAGATCCAATAGCTTTAGCTACCGCCATCTGAAATGTTTTTGCAGTGTTTGTAAGTGTACCAGTTTTCAGATAGTTGTAGAATTTTGTTGTAATTCCATCCTGCAGGTCTGTCTTGAACTCTTCGTCTGTCATTCCACAAGCTGCTTCATATCCATGATCCTTGATAGCTTCGATAGAAACTTCTTTTGCATATTTTTCAAGAGTAATCTCTGAATAAGGTTTCTCTTTTACCTCGTAATGTGTTCTTGGAATCACATCACCTTCTGCTACAGTCCCACTCTCTAACGTTCCTTCTGCATATTTGCTTTTAAGAACAGTTCCAGGCTGTTTTCTAATTGCTCTTGAAATTCCAAGGATTTCTCTTAAAGCTTCCCAGTTTCTTTCAAAAGATGTAACAAAATCAATTTCCCTTGCCGTTACATCAATGTCTCCTGTTGCAATCAGTCCTGCGTTTGCTGCAAAGAACTGCAAATTTGTGTTCATCGTTAATCTGTTTTTGTTCATATAAAACTCCTTTACTGTTGGAATAAAGAAATGTTTTCGGCAATTGCTTTCTGACGTTCTGATCTATCTTTGATAGATAAAATGCTCTCTCTTGTTGTGTGCTTATCACCACTGGAATCATGTTCATTCGGCTTTGTAAAACGCGCCGGCGGAGTCTGCTTATTTACAAATGCATTTGCATCTGTCTTTTTAGCTTCCTCAATAAGATCACTGAACCCTATCAGCTTTCCATTTCTCACGCTTACGCCTTTGGAAATGTCTTCCATAATGGCTTTCTTTGCAGATTCAGAAGTAAACTCGATTTCCGCAAATGCTTCTTTCAAAAGTTCATTCTTCTCATGCTCTGCGATTTTGGCTTCGTAATCTTTTTTGGAATCCTCTGCCTGTCTCTTCCAGTCATCACGCTCTTTTAAAATGTCTTCCGGGCTTTTTCCATCCAACCCTTCGAGCATTTTCTCTGCTGATTCTGCCCTGGTTTTCCACTGTTCGGATTCTGATGAAGCTTTTTTAACTTTGTCTTCCATTTCTTCTTTGGAATACAGCTCTTCACCCATACTCTTTTTAAGAGATTCTTTCTGTTCGTCTGAAACTTCAATTCCGAGTTTCTTTAATTCGTTTGCTACGTTTACCATGTTTCTACCTCTTTCTTTCCAAGTTGTTACTCCGGTCAGTCCGGCACGAATGAGTTGCTATTTACTCCATAGCTGGCAATTGGGAATGAAGGAATCGAACCCTCGACAACCCGGATATAAGCCGTGTCTTCTTCCACTGAATTAATTCCCAAAAATAAAAAAGCACGCCCAAAATAGGACGTGCCATGCATCATCCAATAACTATTCTAGGTTAGCGAACAGAATCCCTTTTTCTGTCCGGTACTTTTAATATTCTTTTCAATATATATTTTAACCTATTTTAAACAACTTTTTGTACCATTTTAAAAAGGGCAGATTGCTCCACCCCTTTTTGCTATTTCCCACCAAAATACCTTCTAAGTACTTCTTTTTCTTCTTCCACAATGCAATCCTTTTTTAATCTGTTGCACTGGTCGTATATATACTTTCCGTACTCTTCTAATTTGGCTATCATTGCATTTTTATTTTCCAATGTAGGATTTTTAATGTATTCTTTTTTAAGCCCTATATAGTCCTCATACTGCTTTATAACATCCATTTTCAATTACCCCATTCAAAATATCATCTGCTATGCCAACGACTTCTTTTCCATAAAGAGACAGAAAATCCGCTACGATTTCCTCTACATTTATTGGAATGTGGCAGTCATATGAAAATGAAGCGCAGTGTACCAACTCATGAGATAGAACTCGCTCTAACAGACTTCCGCTTAATGAATTTGACAAATAAACCTTTCGTGTGTTCCAATCTGTAACACCAAGTGTAATTGTTCCATCTGAACGCATCAAGCATTCACTATTAGGATTTACATATAAAATATTCCATTCAACATCATTGATTTTAAACACTGCGCTCACCTCTTAGATTTTCTGTAACATCATCTGTAATTCATTTCTCCACATCTGCTTTTCTTCCGGTGCTGCATCTGATGTCATTTCAGTAATATCCATCTGCATATCTCGCAAGTAATCTTTTCTTGCTTTTGCACGCTCTTTTTTATCTTCCTCTGAATTTCCATGATGGTTTTCTCTGGTCTCCATATAAGTACGTCTGGAAATACCGGCTTTTCCCTCTCTGGAATCCCTCGGATATGATCTATCTCCCATCATTCCGGTATCTGTATACATCCTTTTCAGGTCTTTCTTATCCATGTCTCTCATGTGCTCTGTATCTTCGTAATCATCCGGGTACATGTGATAATATGGTGGCTCATCATATCCTCTTCGTTTTCCTTTGCCCTTAGGTGCGAATCTTCCATTAGCATAACGATACTGATCATAATATCTTCGGTCATCCTCATACTCTAAAAGCTTTTCCATGATATCTGCTTCGTCCGCTTCGTTCATTGCCTTAGTAATTGTGGCATAATACTCTGCTTCTGACAGATCCTTTATCATGTCGATCACTTCTCCCATTTCTTCTGTATTGACATTCTCAATCCCTTTTTCAATCTCACATAAGGATTTTTCAGCAAGGCATTCAAGCATTTTATGAATTCTTTCAATATGCATATACTAAGCCTCCCTTACTACAATTAAATTACTGTTCTGAACCTCGATAGTCTGTCCAGATGTATTCTGAACCGCTATTGTGCTGCAGCATCCACAAGGAACATCTACATAAACCTGTGCAGATACATTGAATAAGTTTTCTACTGCCGCAGGTGTCACGATCATTCTTGTAGACTGTAATGGCTCTCCGTCAATTGCGATTGCAAGAGAAATAGCTTCCACCGTTCCACCGGTTGGGATCTGGATATTTCCACTATAAGATACAAGAAATCTTGCTTTGCACTGGTTTGTGATTCCTCTTAATTTAACTACTCCGCTTCCCTGTCTGTGAACGATACATTTTGTTCCGCAAACCGGTGTCTCAGTAAATGCGACATCTTCTCCCTGCAGGACAGTCTGTAAAGCATTGGCTGTAAATTCTGACATAATATTTTCCTCTCTTTCAAAAATATAAGGGCAAACATTAAAGTCTGCCCTTTGTGTTTAAGTAATACTGCTATGCAGACATAATCTTGTCGATTAAGATACTTTAATTATTCAATTGTCTAACATCCGCATCCATTGTTACAACCGCATCCATACGGAATGTATGTGTTCGGGTTTGGCACCTGGTATGCTGGGATTGGTGATGGATTAACAGCGCTGATAATATGATTTGTCTGTGCTGTCATAGCGGTAGTCAGAAGTGCGTTCTGTCTATCCTGTGATGCTGCAAGTCTCAAATCATTATTTTCTGCCTGCAACGTTGCAATCTTATCCTGACATAAGTAGTCAAGTATCGCTCTTGTTCCGGCATTCTGGCTGTCGATAATATCTCTCGTGTTGTTGTTCATTGTGTTCTGTAATGCGCAAGTGTTCTGCGCCATGTTGAAGTTTACACCCTGGATAGCTTCACGAGTTTCGCAGCAACAATTTGCAAGCTGAGACTGAATAGCATTTGCATTCTGCATTCCTGCTACTGTGTCCGCATTAATTGCCTGCTGAATGGTGTTAAAACCTGTCAGCATTCCGTTGTTTACTGCATAAAAGCCATCACAAAGACCATTTGTAATGCCATCAAGTTTACTTATGACTGCTGAATTGTCAAATCCTCTCTGGATATCAGCCTGTGTAGCCGCAGTTGCGGTATAACCGCCACCACCATTACCACCGAATCCATAACCGCCCCATCCACCGAATAAGGCAAAGAGGATAATGAGAACCCACCAACCACCATCGCCCCATGCACCATCATTACGGTTTCCACCAGTAACGGCGGCAATGTCCGCTAAACTTGGAGATGAATTAAACATATGTGTTCCTCCTAATAAAATTTATTTATACATAATCTTGCAAGAATAGTATCAATGTTTAAACTGGCCTATGATTTCTTCCGGGTTAAGACCTTTTTCTTTGCACAAATTTCTGGCAAGCTGTTCCAACCCTTTACTGTCTCCACGGTTCATCATGTCGAATGTATTTTTCATGATCGGATTATTTGAAAATTGAGAGTTGTTCATCATTTGACTTAATATCATCTTAGGGTTTCCACCACACTGGATCATCTGCATTAAATTCATTCAGAATCGCCCTCTTTCTTTGCTCTGGTAGTCCTCTGGGACTGAGTTATTTTAGCTTCTATTTGGTCTAATCGCTCCATTATCGGGGCAATCAATGTTGCCGTGTCTTCTTTCGGTAATTCGTTTTGCTTTCCGTCTAGCTGCGGTTTATATGTAACTGTCTGAATAAGCCCGTTAGCACCCCAAGATTTTATATAAACTTCTGATCCATCTGCTTTCGGGAAAATGGCAAATGGTGCATTCATGGGAACGTCATTTGCTGTGACTTCCTCAACAGAATTAACCATTCTTCCGCAAAGTCCAGCTTGTTGCGGCATGATCTGTTGTGGGAATTGCTGTTGAAACTGCTGTGGCTGTTGATATTGAGGATAAGAATACTGGTTATATCTCTGATACTCGTACATAATAAACCTCTCTTTCTATCTTCATTTTATTATCAAAAGCACAATTGAACCACCCCAGTAAAACCCCATTAAAAGGACACAAAAAAGACACCCTTAACGGATGCCTTTAATGAGGAGAAAGTTATGTGAAATGTTTTCCAGTTACCTTAAGAATTTTATGTTGCATTTTTACGTTGATACGTCCTGCTGTCTTCGTTGAAACATGCATAATTTCTGCACATTCTTCTAGAGACTTTTCTTTCTTCCGTAAATCAAAGAGCGTTTCTTCTGTCGGTGTGAAATCACACAATTCTTTTATATGCTCTTTTTCTTCTTTGGTAAAGCACGTAACAATGTTTTTCATTTGCTTTACCTCATTGGGGGAGTTTCCGGCTATGACGGTGAGTTTTTGTCTCGCTTGGGTTCCACTACATTAATTAAAGAAAGGTGGATAACCAAGTATGTATGGTTAACACATTATTATAATAACATATTATTCCATTTTCGTTGTACCATTTTTTTCAATTTTATTTTTATAAGCAGTTGCTCGTCCATTTGCAATCGCAGACTGATTTTTATTAAATCCAGAAACCTTCGTTCTATCGCCTTGCAATGGAAGATCATTATTCTTACAGAATGATTGAAGCCTTTTATTCTGCATTCGCAGTTTATATGCCAGTTTATCATATTGAGGTTGCAAGATCTCTTTTACATCTGTTTCTGCAATCATATCAAGTTCCTGTTTCTTGGTCATAATTTCACGCTTTGTTTTGCGAATTTCTCTTTCAAGTAATCTCTGCTTCTGCTGCAAATCATAAAGTTTTTGGCTTTCATCTGCATTTATATTCACATTTCCGTTTTCATCAAGGTACTTATTTACCATGTCTTTTCGCCACGGGCCATGTGAATGTCTGCAATTGTATCCGTGAAGTCCTAATAGATTCACAACAGTTCCCGTTCCGGTTTTAGGGTCTATGGTATAACCTGTGCTTTCAAGAAGATTCGGAAATCCTGGTTCGCTCCCGATTATTTTATATGCTTTTCCTTGCCAGTGATCGTGAGATGGAATCCCTGTTGGATCCTTTTTATCATATCTTGCCCCCGGATGCGCTGATACTAGAACATACTCTATTTTATATTGTGCAATATAAATGTTTGTCACTTGTGCCGCGGTCTGATTCATAGATGTGACGATGCAACACCTCACTGCCGCTTCAAGAGAACGCTTCGTTCCAGTAGGGTATTCTACCATAACACCAGATTCCGCATATCTATCCAGAACTTCGCAGACTGCACTGCTGTAAGACTGCATTCCAGATGCAACTCTATAATCAACCTCATTCAGCATGTTGAGCAAGTCTTTCTGTGTCTGGTTAATGGTTGTTTTTGTCAAATTATCAAGTTCTCCGGATGTCTTTATTAATTCTGCATTCATTGCCAGAATTGCCATATTATTTTTTAGAGGAGATATAATATCTGATGCTGATATCTGCGTCAAGACTTCCTTATCATCTGAGAATGATGTCATAACACTATCCCTTAATAATCTGCGAACCTCATTTCTCGATTTTCCAGATATTTCAGATATTCTTTTTACGATTTCCGCATTATGCAATCCCATCTGTTGGAGCTTCCACAGTTCTCGATCAGCTGTTCCGGACAGCTCCCCGGCTTTCACTAATCGCATTGCAATATCTGATATAATCCAGTCTTCAAGATCCTGATACATTTCAACCAGTTTATCAGTTTTTCCGTAAAAATAATCCGGTCTAAGCATTATCCTTTTCCAACCTCTCTTTTAACAAGATCTATCCACTGCTTACCGTGATTTTCTTTTGCAGTTTCAAACCATCGTTTACCTGTTCCCGGTGTGTGATATTTTAATTCTGTTCCTGTCGGATACTTCTTTTCTCCACTGTTCGCCCATGATCTACCGTCTGCGGTCAAATAAAGTTCGCCTACATACTGATAATGCGCATATGGTGTATCGACTGTAATTAATCCGGGTTCTTTTATCTGCGTCTTGTTTCTCAAATCGCCCTGCTGCATAGGTGTGTATTTTCTCATGTCATTTACAACCTGCTCATCAAGGACATTTTGAGCATTTCTTAAATTTTCATCCATTCGCTTTGTATCAAGCTTAATATTAAAGCTTCCAATGACTTTATTATATTTCATATTAACGCATCCATTTCTATCACTTTTCTAAATAAAACTTAATCGTCTCTATCACAGTCTTTTTCTGCAACTTTACTTGAACCATCTCCGGCGGTTCAGGTTCCGGGATAATATATCCACCTTTTAAAATACCATTTTTAGAAAGCTTCGGTATTCCTTGAATTATTTTATTCCTCTTCAAACAGACCACCACTGTTCCTTTCCGCATCTTCCTGCGCTCTCTCTGCAAACATGGCATCTACTTCATCATCATTGAATCCCTCATATTCTTTAAGGTATTTACGCTTAGAATAAATACCTTGAATCATTAAATTATATGCTCTTGATCTGTCCTGTTCGAAGCTCGCAAGCAAATCTTTAAAATAAAAGATGTCTTCGTCCGGTACATCATCATCCAGTGCATCCACATAGCCGGCAGGTATTCCGTAAAGGTCACAGAATACGTTGATTGCATAAATGAGATTTTTCAACGCTGTTTTTATGCTTTTTCGAATATCGTTAATCGTTTCTACTGTTTCATTATCGTCACTTTCAACCTGTGTTGCTGTCAATCTTCCAGATTTTCTATCGAGAATAAACTGCCCCTGTGAGAATCCGCATTTTGTCGAGATCATAGAAAGAACGCTGTTAATGTCTGTGATTCTGTCAGAAGTAAGCATGGTCGGGACGTGTTCATCAATCGTGCTTTTTGAATCCAGTCCCAATTTCAAGCCTTTAACGAACCGAGGAAGCTCTACTGTTGAGGTGCGTGTACCGCCTTTTCCCTGTTTTGTCAGCGCGTTCTCATCAATAAAAGTAATGTGCTGAGAATCCTCAACCTCATTTCCCTTTTTACTCCATGCGATATCGAGATCTCTAAGCTCCATAAGTGCATTTGAGAAAATCGAGACACCTTCTGGAGATGAGTAGTCGATCGTATTGTTAAATGGTGTTTTTAAATAGGCGAACAGTGGCTTTTCTACGTTCATAATATGAACGACTTCATCAATTGAAGACCACTCCGAAACGTCATGCAGTTCTATCTTTTTACCAAGTGAGTTACTGCTGTTTGACTTGAACGCTCTATTCTGGATCTCGTAAACGTTCACATCTTCGCCCTCTTTATTTTTTGAGGTCGTGAAATGATGGTATTCAAGTCGGTAATAGTACAATTTATCTTTTATAAGTCGATTAATAAAGATGCATCCTCTAATATCTCCGTTGCTCGTCTTTTCTGTAATCGCAAAGTCCCACGGCATAATATAATCGATTATGTTGTCTGGATTCATCGAGCCGTTCGGCTTTAAAATAATTCCACCAACTCCGAGCATATCTTCGACTTTGTCTCTGATAGAAGTGTCAACCATTGCCTTAATGCACTTATTAATAAAATCTGCTCTTTCAGAACCGGTTATGCTCACTGACAAATCCATACATGCTTTCTTCGCTGTGTACTGGCAGAGAAATTTTGCGAAATTTATCGTCCGGATGTCATTGTTTTTCGGATCAACCCAGAAAGGACTCCCCTTAATGATGTCGTTCCATCTCTGCTGTGAGTTCTCAATCTCTGGAGAAGTAATAAACTCGACATTAAATTCTTTCTCTGCATCTGTTCTAAAAAACTTCATGATCGTCTCCCTTATTTTTTCAAAAAAATTCATTCTACATCCCTCAAATTTCAAGTTGTCTGAAAACTTCATTTATTTTATGCCATTGGATTGCTATCCAGTCAACCATCGTCTCTTCATGTCCAAATTCTGTAAAATGTTGAAAATTCGACTGCAAACCACTTTCGGCAAGAAATGCATGTATTATCTCATGTCGAAGTTGTTTTCTTTTCAAATACTCAAAATCGCCTACTTCATTCACATTATCTGACCGTAAATGTATCTCCTTATTTGTATAATCACAATATCCATCTGTATCACTGTTTTTAAATTCTTCAATAATAATCTTATATTCTGTTCCTAGCACATTAATCGTCTTCATATTCTTCAATTTCTTCTTCCTCATCATCATAAAGACCGTCATTCCTTCGGCTGGTCATGATAATCCTGTTCAATGCATAAATGTTTGCCATGATCGTGTCTTCTTCTAAGGTCGGGTATGCATCCGAAAATGAACCATCTGGAAGCTGCTCATGCTCTGCCTTTGTAAACTCTTTTTCTGTATTCGGGCAACGTTCTGGATCAATGACAATCTTATTGCATCGCTGAAGCCACTCCCAGCAGTAATCCCTGCCTTTTCCGCTTCCCCATCTTTTCTTTGCCCCAATCGCATTGAATCCCCAGTCCTGCATCTCTGCTATTCCGTCCGGTCTGGCAGAATCGCAAATGATCTCCACATTCATAAACTTCTTTATCTTTCTGGCAAAGGTAGAGTTTTTACATTTTTTAGAATACACTTCGCCAAAAATATAAAGAGTGTCCGTCTCGTAATCATAATAATTCTGGCTGAAAACCTGTGGGTGGGTATATCCGAAGTCTAATCCGTGGTTTACTGTGTCGAATGTCATTAACTCTTCATCAGATATTTTTCGGATTTCTAAATTGTCAAAGATGCCGCCGCCTGTTCCAGTGACTTCGCCAAGGTAGTTGTTTTTATAATATAAAGGCTTATGAATCCTGAACCACTCCGCACGCTCGAAGAATCGCTTTCCAAGCCATTTTACCGGGACATTATAATAATAACTGTGGCAAATCCGTGTCTGTGGCTTATTTTTACACTCTTCAGTGTACTCATTCATAAAGTTATTTTTTGACTTCGGCGGATTGAAGATTTTTATGTCAAGTGCAGGTGTATCTGCTCGCAGGAAAGTATCTTCAATGTTATCCATCTGCTCCACACCTGCCATCTCGTCGCACTCTTCATGAATTAAAAGCTTTACATAGCCAAAAGGTACGTTGAACGATTTCAAACTGATCGGCTTATCTGCTCCGGCAAACATGACCATTTGCCCGGTTGGTTTATACACCGCACACATCGGAGACTGCTTAAAGTCCCAGTTATCCAGATCATTACACCGTATCACCACCTTCATAAACTGATTGTAAACAGATCCGCGCAAGTCAACCTTATATCGTCTGGTGTATACGATATGCGCCTGGGGATCCTGCCGAATGGTTTCGTATGCCAAATCTCCCCAAAAGTTCGATTTTATGGAACCACGACCGCCCTTGGATATGATTTCATGAACGTCTATCTCTCCGGCAAAGGCTTCGTGTACTGTCCTGTAAATCTCCACAAAGTCGGATGTGATGTCTGTGATCGGGATCGTCCAGAGTGCTGCCTTCTCGCGTTTTTCCTTTTCCTCTCGCTCGATCTTCTGCTTTTCTGCTATGGTCAGTGCTTTTTCCAAACCATCCATAGCCTTAAGCTGATCCGAGAAATCCGGGGAGAATCCGAGACCGTCCACAACTTCGCCCTTTGCGATTTTACTTCTGCGCTCTTGGATTTCCGCTAGCGACATGATATCCCGGTGCTGTTCTTTCTCAATTTGCTCCATTTTTTCCGCTATATATTCTGTAATGACAGTTTTTGACAGTAGTTTTTGTGCGCTTCTATTTGCTCCATTCTCACTATAGCCAGCGCTTATGTATGCCTGTGTGGCATTCCCACCATTTTTTATCCACTCGTCTGCAAATGCCTTCCATTTCGGTGTGAGTTCTCCCTTCATCCGCTCACCGCCTTATAAATATCAATCAAACAGAATATTACTTCCGGGATAGATGCCGTTTTAAGAATCTCATAATCTTCTGTTTTCCATTCTTGTCTATTTTTCTTAAAGGTGCACACTGGTGTGAGGATTCTGTAAATTGTGATCATGCGCTTCTGGTCGTCGCTATAAAATTGATTTTGGTTTATTTTTATGATCAATCCGCACTGTACAATCGCAGTTTGTAACTTTTTCACTTTTCCTTTTAAATTTGCCAAGTCGCACACCTCCCATCATTTTACTTATAATTTTATTATAAGATATTTTTTAACTGTTTTTGTTCCATTTTTAGGCATAAAAAAAGCGGCTATATTTCAAGCCGCTTGTATGCTTTTTTAAAGCACATACATAATATAAAAAGTTTTTCCGCCATCTTCAACGATTCCCCAGTCTGCAACCGGGATCTTTTTTTCAATCATATTTCTGTATGCTTCCCGGTCTTCCTCTTCAACGCCCCATTCGTCAAGATAGTTTTCTAAATTCTCTTCCAAGTCTTCAATAATCATGGCTCCGTCTTTCAAATGCTTTTCCGCTTCTGATCTGGTGTCGCCGTCTTTCATTAACAGCTCAACTTCTTTTTCTCTTGTCATTCCGTTATCTCCTTTTTTAATTAATGAACTAGGTTTTTACTGGTCAATTTCCGGTAAAAATTCTCCGGTGTGTAATTCTTCCGCAACGATCCTGTACGCTTTTCGGATTGTGCTAGCTCTGTTCAAAAGATACTCCCAGCCCTGCACGTCTTTCTCTTTCCAGTCTCCCATGTACTCGGCTTTCACTTCTTCATCAAGATTAATAAAATCCATGATGTCTGTTTCATGTCTTTTTTCAATTTCCTTCATGAGTTCATTAAGCTTTTTGTAACATTTTCTTAATTCTTCCATAGTTTTATCCCCCTCTAAGCTCTTTCTCTTAATTCTTTAACTGTACAGTTTTTATAAAACTCCTTATATTTTTCAAATGTGTTCTTTTTGCTCCAATCTTTTTGTATTCCGCTTACATTTTCAAAATAGTTTTTATCTCTCTCGTATAAAAGATGTAAAAGATCCTCACGTTTCATTTTGTTTATTTCTGTTTTTGAATAACTATAAATGTTTTTTAATCCTTCCATTTTCTTTTCCTCCGTGTGTTGTGTTTTCCTTGTTTCTGATATTATAATACACCATTTTCGGTGTAATGTCAATACCTTTTTACATTATTTTTAAAGTATTTTATTTTTTCTCATTTTCTACATATTTAATAATGTTACCCGGCTGCATATCCAGAAGTGTACAGATCTTCTCTAACGCGATGATCCCGACCATGTCGCCACGCCTTAGCGTCTGGATTGCGTTTTCTCCCAAAAGCTTTTCTTTTCTTAGCCGTGACGTGGTGTATCCGCTTTCTTTCAGCGTTTCTAATACATTTATTTTATAAGTAAGCATTTATTAATACCTCTCTTTCTTTATAAAGTAATTATACATTATTTTATAATTTATTTCAATTGTATTTACACCAAAAATAATGCACAAATATTATTCCTTGATTGTACATTATTTTTGGTGTATTTGTATATTGAAATTACACTGTTTTTGGTGTATTATAATATTAACAGGGGGACAGAAAAAGAATTAACAGAGGTTTGCGGAACTTATGAAAGCGACTGCTCCAGATGTCCGAAGAAAACAGAATGCAATGAGTATAATTCGATATTTGCACAAAATAGCCGAAACGCTCCGCTCTGGAGAGTCCACCGTGGAACGGTCGCCCGGTGCTGACGATGGAAGACCAGAAAGGGAAAACATGAAAAATTTAATTGGAAACAACTTGAAACGGCTTTTTATTTTTATCTTGCGTATTTTGCCAATACAGACTTTTTTATGCGTGCGTGGTATTTTTATCCTATGCGTGATAAGAAATCCGTCTATGCGTGTCATGCGTGCGTTATGCGTGCAGTTTAAAATAATATGCGTGTGTCTATGCGTGCAGTTCTATGCGTGAATCAAAGTATTATGCGTAGCTGTCCGTTGCTTTCTTCTTCGTACAAGCTCCGGCTGTTGAGCATCCTTAATGCCATTTTCTTTTTTCTGTAAAAATGCGTGCGTGAAATCGGCATAATCCCATAGCGTGCTTCCATTTTGTCATATGAGATATTATTTAAAATTGATTCTGCTATTTTATCGCCCAGGTAATCGTCTATGCGTGTGCATATCTCTATCGTTTCCTCTCTACTCATTTTAAAGACCTCCATATGCGTGACACATAAGTTTCTTACAACATTATACCATATATCAGTTCATAAAAACACAACATATTATCGTATTCATGCAACATTATTATATTTTTATTCATTTAATCATTGTTCTTTGATATGTATTTTTTTACCGGTTCTTTCTTGGTTTTTTTAATACTTTTCGGTATGATCTCCTTCTGCTAACAACCACTAATTCACTTTTATTTTCGTAAATTATTAGCCAGCTGTCCGGTATAAGTCCTCTCGACTTCAAAAATATTCTTTCCTGATTTGTCGGTTCTCTTCTTTTATATTCTCTTTTTAACATGTCTCCTCTCCTTTATTTTTCACTAACTGCTTGTCGTCAAACCATTTTATCGTGCCACCGCCAAACTTTACTTCCGGCTGTATGATAATGCTTTTTCCTATATGTTTTACTTCACCGTTTAAGTGATTATTAATAAAGTTCTATAGTATCTCCAATATGTCCGTCCTCAATTTCTCTTATATGAACTTTCCCATCATTTTCAGCTTTCGCCTTATCATATAATTCACCAAGGATCCTATTCACTGATAATTCATCAAGCTGTTCTCTGTTTCCGTGAATTCCATTTTTCATTTTTTGCATCCTCCAATAAATTCTAAATATTTAAGTATTTATTGATTGCATTTTCTACGTCAGCTAATCTCACCCACTGATTTTCCTTATCCACTTCGTAAATTGGTGTATCTCTCTGTTTTGCGCTTTCTACAACATCCGCCATCACGGCAACGGAATAATTTATAAGAGTTTCTTTTTTAATTTTATCAATTGCATCCTGTTTATTAATTAATTTTCCCATATCTTCTCCTGCTATAAGTTCTAAATGTTCAGATTCTATGGTATCCAGTAATCTCCCTCTAATGCATTTTTAATTCCGCCTCCTAAACAAGAAAAGAAAACGCCCTCTTCGTCATAATCGTTTTGCCAAAGTCTTTCACCTAAATCATTCAGAATTTCACTTGCTTTTTTTAATATTTCCTTTTCTTCCTCTGAAAAATCAATTTCTACATCATTACTCTTATAAAAGTTAGCCATCTTTTTTCTACCTCCGTTTTAATTTGTTAAAGTTCAGTTTACCTACGCATTTAACACTATCTCTTTTACCTTTTTCTCGTAAAATTCATTTGAAATATACTTGTCTCCATAAGGGAACTCACTATCTGTCAGTACGGCATAGGCTTCCGCCCAAGACAAACCTCCTCTGGCTGCTAATCTGTCTAATGTCTGACCACAGTGATTTTTTAATGCTTGTTCTTCATGCGGTTTGATGATGTCGTAGGGAATATATTCTTTGCCCTTTTTCGTCATAATCGGAAATTCTTTCATATACTACCTCTCTTTCAGTTTAGTCAACTATGCCTCTTTGCATACTGAAAACGTGTTTGAGCAGGTTTTGTACCTTCTGAATATAGATAGTTTCGGAAGGTCGAATAATAAAACCACGCTCTTATAAATCTGAATATTCTCATTACTTATTACCTCACTTGAATTTTAATATTGTCCATTTTGGTGGATTAAGCTTTTCAGAATACCAGCTAATCATATTTGGGTATCCTATCCGGCTCCAATCCTTATACCATTTATAAAGTGCGTACCATGCCATGTCTTTTACCTTTAAATTCTGACTTTACATGCAATTTCTAATATATTCTTCCACAGCAGTTTTTGCATTTTCAGGCTCACAATAAATCATGCAACCGCTAATAGTGCTGTCTGCAATATCAGAGTCAGTTAAGTCTGCACCATTTTTTTCAAGCCATGAATCCAATTTCTCACACACATCCAGCAACTCCATTGCTAACCTTTCTCGTCTGTCGATGATATTCTGAATTTTCTTTGGAATTTTCATTTTTACCTCCGCTAAATTCTAATTTAACTATTTCACTTCCTGCTCAATATTTAAGTTTCTAAACATTGCGCACATCACGTCCACAACGATACTGTTTCCAAACTGTTTGTAAAGTTGCGTGTTGCTATTGACTGCTGCCATCTTGGAAATATCTTCATCGGATACTCCCATCAACCTTCCGCATTCTCTTGGTGTCAGCTTTCGGATACGGTATTTAGTGGCAATATGGCTATTCGCATACCCATGTGTGCCAGCTACAAGATTAGTAGATATACCATTGTCATAGATAACCGTACCGCATTGCGAACCATCGCTGGAAATCTGACCTACCTTTTCAATCCGTACAATCTCTTGATTTTGTGCGGTTAATGTAGGACACGTATTGCCATTATCTTGCACACGCCCTCTTCTTGTCTGGCTTTCTGGATAGCTTGCGTCAAAGCATCCACCAACTTCACATTCAATAGAACCACTTTTTGTAGCCTGCTTAATCAGAACCATATTGTCCTTCTGCACACTTGTTAAACAGTTACTTGTGCCTTGCATATTTATTTCTAACCTCTGTTCCGTTGGACTTCCAGTAGTTCTATCCGATGGATTGTCCGGGTTTCTGCCACGCATGGCAACTATCTGGCTTTCAAGTATTTTCGGCTCTTGATTACCGCCTTGCATTGTACTCAATGTTGGACTGCACCCCCCCACATCATAAATTCTGTTGGTACTCTCAAATTTTGCTTCAAGAGATCCTAAAACATTTACATCTGCCATAACTACTCCTAAATCATGTTGTTCAGCTTTTACGCACCTTGCAATCGGATACACACCTCGCTGAAAATCTGCTGTTACTCCGGTGTATATACTACCTATTACTTCCATTCAATCCTCCATTGCTACCATAGTTGTCAAGACCTTTATAGTCTCTTGCCATAAGAGTTACAGCTACATCAATAGGTTTTTCTGCCACCTCTCCCCTATTTTTCAACAACCATGTTTCCGATTTGCTGTTGGTTTGAGATTCCGCGGTCATATCTTGCCGTGATGCAGTTTGCAATGTCTCTTCGCTGTGGATTGCAGATTGTTCCGTCAATGCTGCTCTGCTCTGCTCTGCTCTGCTCTGCTCTGCTCTGCTCTCAGGATTGTGCTGTGGCAGCGTTCCGTTGTCAATCAACTGTTTTATCAGTTTGTCTGCCTTTTCATTGTTTATGTAATACTTCTCGTCCACATCATCTTCAAGGTAATCTTTTAGCTTCTTTTTTAATGGTATCGGCTGTGGGAAATGGTAGTTATATTCTCCCAAAAACGAAAACATGAAGCACCTTTCACGGTTCTGTGCAACTCCGTAGTTCTTTGCGTTCAAATCCTGCCAGTAGCTTACATATCCAAGGCTTGTCAAAAAATCAATCCAGTTTTGGAAATCTCCCATGTTTGCATCGGCATGGACTTGTGGAACGTTCTCCATGAACAGAATCTGTGGCAACTCACCGCCACCATCTCTTATTTCTTTCAGAATACGTTCTACTTCCCACAAAAGGCCGGACCGTGTACCACTTCCTTTTTTCATGCCTGCTTGTTTTCCGGCAACCGATAAATCGGTACATGGGAATGAATAAGTAAGTAAGTAAGTAAAGAATTCTGTGTCGCAGATATCCAAATCTTCCGCATGAACCTTAGTTATATCCATTGTTGGAAAATTTGTTCCATGCACTGCGTTATAGCTTGCTATGGCATACTTATCAAATTCTACAACTCTATAATGCTCAAATTTTGCACCGATTCTTTCCAGTGCCATTGCCTGTGAACCATATCCGGCAAACAATTCAATTAATCGTATAGGTTTTGTAATACGGATTGGTTCACGTATCATGTCAAAAATGCTCATCTGATTCTGACATTCGTAATCAAACTTATCTAAATCACTCATTTTTTCAAGGAGACCGCATATGCTTCACTCTGGCCAGAGTCTCGGCTCCTTTCTGATCTATTTATTTCAAATCTTTTCTCTGATTTCTTTTACAAGTGCATCATCGTCAGAATATGTCTCTGAAAGTTTAATTGCTGCGGCTTCAAGCAGTTCTTTTAAATCTGCTATGTAGTTGATTTTATTTGCTTCCGCAACAGCCTTTTTATCTACAACTTCTGATACAAGTGTGTCCACAGGAAGCAGTTCTCTACGGCTTTTCAAAATCAAATCTGCCATATTCTTTGGAAGTCCGACTTCATCCAGACAATTTTTAAGGATATCCTGTGTAAGTTCGACTTTCTGTGATTCTTCCTCCTGATCAGCATTTCCATTTGCGATTAAGGTATCGTCCAAAACGCTGTGTATTTCCAAGCAAATCTTATTATTTTCTTCATCATCTTCTCCCAGCACATCGTTTAAAATGTTCTGGAACACTTTCTTTTTCTCTGATGCTGTCATTTTTGCCTCGCAACCAAGTCCAGCTTCCATAAATTCAGAGTGTGGCTCGTTCGTGTTTTTACTGTAAAACATCACAGAATGGATGTCTGTGCTTCGCTCAGTAAATGCTGGGAAAATAAAACCTGTATCTGGCATCCCGACAACCCAGTCTCTGATTCGTGATTCAATGCGGTTTTCGTCCTCACGATAACCAAGCCCCGGCTTTGTCAGATTTACCGGGCAGATTGCACACAGCAGATATTCGTAAACTTCTTCTGATTCATCTAATTTGTCATTGTCAGAAGTTTTGGTTATGACATCGTAGGCATCGTGGAAAATCAGAATCAGATAATTTCCAACGTAATCGTAACTGTCAATAATCATGTCATAAAAAGTATCAAGCAGATCATCATTTTTCAGTCTGCTTTCACGCAGTCCCATTAGAAACTGTTGTCTGCCGCCAGTGGCTTCCTCTGCAAGTGGAAAGTCCAACTCCAAAAGATTGTTTCCAAGTTTTCCGGACAATGTCTTTTTCGCAATGTCAAGATATTTATAATATTCTGCATCGTCCAGATTTAAAAATGTCTCACCGATTTTTGTAATTTTATTATGGTCAGCGTCTACATAGCAGCCGCACATACGAGTGAATGTACAGGCTTCCTTTTTAAATCTTCTTTTAATTTCTAAAACATCCTTTTTGTTCATAAAATTTAATCCTCACTTTCTTCCTCTTTAATCGTTTCGATTTCTGCGCTTAAATTCCTGCTCATGGCAGATAAGATTTTTACAATCATTTCGCTTTTTGTCTTATTATCAACCTCTCCGGCGGCATTCTTTTTCGCTTCCAGCTTGTCCCGGTATTTATCGTACTGTCTGGAATTGATATATCCAGCTTCGTACCAGCCGAAGATGTCATCATTTGAATAACACTTTTCGCCTTTGATCGTCACGAAAATCTCATTTACCTTTTCACGTTCTTTTTCTGCTTTGGTCTGATATTTATCTCTTAGCTTCTGTATTTCTTTTCTGATTGTCTCCAAGGCTGTTATTTCTACATTGCTCATTTTTACACTCTTTCCGGTTTCTCACACCGTTCAAATTTTATTACCCACACCCACGGATTAGCATTCCATCCGTAGCGGTCAAGGTCGGATTTCTTGATGGTAGAATCCCAGAGTCTTGAAAAAGCATATCTTTTTTCTTCTCCATTCAACACATGAGGATATTCCACCTCTACACCCTCTCTGCAAATCTGCTCCGATGTGATTTCCTGCAACCGCTCCACCCTCACATCCGTAACCTTAAGCCAGATACGTGCGGCTTCTTTCGGCATGTGGATGGATGGTTTCCACTTTGTAACATCGGCAATGTCATTTCTTTGCCAATCTTCGTAGTAATAGTATCCGTTCGGTGCCTTTTTCCATGTTTCTCTCACGTACAGTATATCGTCCGTGTGATATGGTGGATTCCATCGTTTGCTTAATTCTTCCTCTGTAATATCGTTTGGAAGTTTAAATTCTTCTCCCCATATTTCATGTGCTGTTCTATTTGGATATCCCCATGTGTCAGAATCACTTCCTGCGAATGTGTAACACAGCTTTGATTTAGGCTGTGGCTTTACCAACCGTCTGGTGCAAGTCTTCCGTCCGTCCAGAATTGCCCGAACCATTTCTGTGTTGAATAAAATCGGCAATACCCTACTCATCCTCCGCTTCCTCCGTTTCTTTCTCCTGGCAGTAATACACAATCGGATTGCTCGCATCACAGTCGCAGTTATTCCATTCGATATCTTCTAATGCCCTCTCTTTTGCAATCTGAATGGCTTCCGCTTCTGTATCAGCTTCAATGTCATCATAGTCAATCGTTAATTGTAAACCTACGCCCGCATTCCACTTAGCCAGCTACTCCACCTCCTTTTACAATCTTAATAGCCTTTTCATAGGCTATAAGCATTCCTAATTCCTTTGGTTTATCATTTATAATATCATCGAGTACCCTATTTACTGGTACAAGGCTTTTCAGCTTTTCCAACTGCTGCACAACCTTGTCCGGGTCATAGGCGGTCGGCATATTGTTAATCACATCTTTTACTGCATCATAATCTTTCATGCTTTCAAGACGTCCACTTAAGTTGTCTAAAACCAACCCAGCATCAATCAGTCTTCCCATCGTTCGCCCTCCTGTTCCAATCTGTAGTTGCTTTCGTTCGCTCGTCTCTCCCTGTTCTGATGCCTCCGTCCTGATCCATGTATATCTCACATTCATAGCTTTTTGGAAGTTCCGTTCCGCATTTCATACATTTGATTCTGAACATTACCCCAACATCCGAATGTAATGGCTTATTTCTAATGGTTAAGAACATTGCGTTTCCACCGCAGAACGGACATGTCTTAAGTCTTTCACTCATTCTTCATCACCCCAATCAATTTTTCTTAAACAATTTGGACATCCATAAGGTTCTTCTACTTGATGCCCACAATCTGGACAATAACCAACATGTTCTTTATGTTTCTGGTATCCAAAATAACTATTCGTTACATGCATTGGTTTCTTTGCTGTCTGCTTCTCCATCGCCGCCCGGCATTCTTCCGAAGTGCCGATTGCGCGGTACTGCTTCAGTTCTTCCAACCATTCAGCAAGTTGCTCATGTTCGTTTGCACATATAGTATTGCCATATGTAACGGCTTCTTTATCAACCGATTCTGGAATATACGCATTATCTTCGATTAGTCTTGCTGACATCTTTTGGCATTCAGCCACTTCTCTTGCGTGTGATATAGCTTCATCAATTGTCATAGTCACACCTCCAACAGTTCCGGGTTATCAATCATGTTGCCGATCACTTCAAAATTCTCTGAATCAAAATCATCCAGTTCCTCGTAGTAATCACAGCCCGGCTCATTCGTACACCATCCGTTTTCGTGCCACACGACACGCTTTCTCGTCTCATCTTCTGGAAACTCATCATCGATATGCCCTGAAAGAATGTCATTCTCAAAAATCCGTCTGCCGCTTTTATCATTAAGTCCTGTGCACTGGCAAATAGTTGATGGGTCTATCTCGTAAACAGCTTTTTTACTTGCGAAAACCGGTTTAAAAATAAGCGGTCTTCCTGCAAGTTCATAATAACTACCAGACATCCATTCTCCGTCATCAATGCACTTTCCGCGGAATAAATATCTATCTTCCATCCTTTTCCTCCATTTCTTTCAGCTTGGCTTCGGCTTCCTCTCTGGTAAGGAATATCCTTTCGCCAATGTCGCACGGTAAATAGCAACTCTCACCCATATCAGCGTCATTTATAGCATCAATTATCATAACAGTTCTGTCTTTATGAATCTGCTTGATATATAACTGGATAACGCGCATCATAATAACTGGCTCTTTCGCTCCTTTATTTACCCGATACAAAGTATCTCCCACCTTGCACGGCAACCGCAGAAGTAATCCCTGCTCCTCGGCATCCTCATAATATTTCAATTTTTCTCGCAAATCAGCCATAGCCCATAAATTGCGATAGAACAATGCTAAAAGTCCTATTGTGCTGTCTATTTCTACCGACAGCATGGAATCCATATAGTCGTCAACTTCTTCATCTGATAAGTCCTTAAAATCTTCACCGCAAATATCTTTGACAAGATTTCTTATAAGCCACCTGCTATCAACGTCCAGATTATAATCTCTATATCTGGCATTGTGCTTATCATCTGCATAGCAGCTATTATGTGCCAGCTCGATCATCGACATGTCAGCCACGCTTTTATTTGTCGTTAATCTCTCCATGTTGCTTCCTCGCTTTCTGCTTTTCCTTTTCCTCACATGGCTTACAAAGCCTACTACACCAACCGCATGGTGTTATGTATGGACATTCTTCTCCAAGTCTCATGCTATTCCTCACTTTCTGCCTTAAGCCAATCCAAAACACATGATTTGCAAGCCTCTTCAGGATGAGAACATTCCTCTACGCCCATGTGTTCTATGCAACTTCCAAATAATACTTCTGCCAACTCCTCATCCGTCATGCTCCGGATCCGGTCTGCATTGGTCTGTGGCTTTTCTGTAAGTGTATCTTTCACATCTGCTTCATAACGTTCCGGCAATCCATGTTTCTCGGCATTCTCATAGGTAGCAAGTTTTTCAATTGCTTTTATGGTGCTATCTATGATTCCATTTGCCATACAAGTTTTTGTGATATCGCCAAAATGCATTCTTAGCAGTTCAAGGTTCTGTATCATTTCTTCTATGCGGTCCATGCTATCCCTCTCTTTCTACATTCAGCCTTGGCTCTGTCTAAAATCTGCTGAAAATACCACTCTAATTGTTCCTTGTCCCTCTCTTTTTCGATCAAAACAGCGGCATCGTTCCAAGTCGAATCCGTCAAATTGATTCCTCCGGTAATATAGATATCATCGATCCTGTAAAATTTAAAATGCGACTCTTCTACCGGATAGACATTTATACGATAAGTGCCCATGATATCTTCCATTTCTTCTAATCTTTTTTTTCTATCGATTGACGTCTCTCCATAATATGAATTGTTATATTTTTTCATTGGAGGCATTCCTACAACCATATCTGTATTGGTATCCATTAAGGTGTTCAGAAAATTCAATACCATAGATTCTCGCGTTTTAAGCTCTCCTAAACAATTTTTAAATTTTTTATCAGAAAATGATAAACCATATGTAGCGATCTCTACTCTTATATCTTCTGGCGGTTTTTCTCTGAGTTTGTCATATAACACGTCATTTAAAAAACTCATCAAGTCTACTGAATTTAAAAAAATCATATTTCTACCTCACTAAATCCATTGTTTTAACAGATATCCCTTTAAATTTCCCGGTGCGACAATACTCTGCGGTATCAAAAAACATAATGCATCCATCGTCTTTTCCGGTATCGTCACTTCCTGCAAGTGCTATGCTTACACCATTTCTTATCAGTGTATTTTTTAACAACATCAGTACCGCTTCTATCTCCTGCTTGGTTTCATCCGTCATTTCAACTTCACCTTTCTCTTTCTGCCTCTTGCCTTAAACTTATCGCACATCCCAACCGGGCATCCACGCCTTGATCTGGTCTGTAAATAATATCCACACATGATCTCTGTCTGGCTGTGATTGTACGAATATTTACATTTCCGGCAGTATTTTACGCTTGTCTTTGTCATCTCTCCCATGTTAATAATCCTTATTTCACCGCTTTTCCTGTTACAATATCCCAATTTTCATCCTCAATAAACTGATTCCGAATAATCTCATCCGTCAGATAGTGTTCCTTACTCTTTGGCTGCTTGCGCCAATAGGAATCAATGTAATAGGCAA